GATCACCAGCAGAGCAGTTCTTCAACAGGCCTGCATTGCCGTAAACCACCACGTAGGGGTGTAGAGAAACAACACCGCCGCTGACCGAAATCACGTTGTTGGTTGGGTTCGGGCCTCCGGTGTCTTTCAAGGGTGCAACGGAGCTTCCCGAGATGTCGCCGTACAAGACAGGGATGTTTTGCGTGCTGTCAATCTCGGTCAGGTTGTGGCCGGGGTGCGCCAAGAGCAGGTTGTTCCCGCCAAGCACGTTGTACAGGGAATCAAATTGCCAGAGATTTTCATCGCTTGCGGTGAAGCTCGACCCGACAGATGTGACCTGAATCGAGAACCCGGAGCTGGCGTAAACCGTGGCGACCTCCACAGAAAAGCCCGAGCTTTGGGTGACCGAGGTGATCCTGAACGAAAAGCCGCTGCTGGACGTTACCCCAGTCACAGGCAACGCAAATCCGCTGCCATTGCCAAGAGTCGCCACCGTAAAGGCAAAGCCAGAGCTGGCGTAGATCGAGGCAACAGGGATAGAGAAGCCAGAGCTGGTGACGACAGTCGAGACAGGAACAGCAAAACCCGTGCTGGCGAAGACCGCAGAAACTGGGACAACAAACCCAGATCCAGTGCCGCCGATGGAGGTGGAGTTGGCCGACATGATGTTGCCCACCACAAACCCCCGCCCACGGCTTGTGATGGTGACCGTGGTCACTACCCCGCCAGCCACCACAATCGTGGCCTGAGCGCCCGTTCCTGAGCCTCCAATGAGGTTGACTGAGGTGTAGGTGCCGTTTGTGTATCCAGAGCCTCCTGTGACCGTTCCAAGCGTCTGGATGCCGCTTCCAATTGCCGAGGCGCTGCAAGACAAGGAGTCGGCCACGGTGTAGCCGTTGCCCTTGCCTGTGATGGTGACCGAGCTGACCGCATTGCTGGTGACGACAATCGTTGCCACAGCGCCAGTTCCAGTACCTCCGGTCAAGGGGACTGAAGTGAACGTCCCGTCGGTGTAGTTCGACCCCCCGGTGATCGCACCAAGCGTTCCGATCCCGTTGGTGAAGCCGCCAAGGTTTGTGGCCGCTGCGCTCATTGAATCAGCAACGGTGTACCCAACACCACGAGACGTCATGGTCACAGCGGTTACGTCACCACCGACGCCGACGGTGATCGTGGCTCTCGCACCAGATCCAGTGCCACCTGTCAGGGGCACGTTGGTGTAGGTTCCGGGGCCGTAGTTTGCGCCACCCACCAACGAGCCTGTTGTCAGGGTGTTGATGCCGTTGCCCAGCGTGGCTGCGGCGGCGCTGATCGAGTCAGACACCGCATACCCAGAGCCAGCCGATGTGATGGTCACAGTGCTCACAGCGTTGCTGGAAACAACAATGGTGGCCTTGGCCCCAGTTCCCGTGCCGCCAGTCAAAGCCACATCGGTGTATGTGCCGTTGGTGTAGTTGGAGCCACCAGTGATCGCAGAAGTTGTGGCGATGCCGTTTGTGGACCCCGCAAGAGTGGCGCTCAGGCTGTCTCCCACGGCATAACCGACTCCGGGTTCAACAAGAGACACAGCAGACACCCGACCGTTGGACACGATGATGTTGCCAGTTGCGCCAGTTCCAGAGCCTCCCGTCAGGGGGGTGTCGCGGAAAACGCCAATTGCCGAGATGGATGTGCTGGCAACCGTCTGGCTGTTGTTGATGTTGTACGTCCCAACACCACCAGAGCCGCTGCCAAAAGAAGTGATGGTTGTGTTATCCGCAACCCCAGTGCCAAAAATCGTTTGGCCCACAACCAATGCCCCAGAAGCCACGGCAGAGACGGTCATCACAGTCCCCGAGATGGAAGCCGTAACGAACGCTGTCGTCGAGTTGGTGTAATAGTTGCCCGGGGTGATGCCACCGGTTGAGTTGATGATGCCGCTCACGCCGCCAATGTCTTCGATTGAAGCCGAAAGAATCTCGTTGGCGAAGTATCCAGAGCCGTCAGAGGTCAAAGTCACAGCCCCAACCGATCCGGTGCTCAGAGCCGCTACAGCGCACTGAAATCCTGAGCTGGTGGCCGCTGTGCCAACTGCGACGTTGAAGCCTGCGCCAGCCCCTCCAAGGTTGGTGTTGGCGGTTGTCAGACTGTCCCCCACCGTGTAACCAACCCCAGCGTAGGTCAGGGTCACAGCAATCACAATGCCGCCAGAGACGGTGATGGTTGCTCTTGCTCCGGTTCCCGTTCCACCGGTCAGGGTGACGTTGGAGTAAATCCCGTTCGGGTAGCCAGATCCGCCCGTGATCGAGCCAAAGGTCAGAATGCCTCGTCCAATGCTTGCAGCACTGCAAGACAGCACGTCATTGACAGCGTAGTTGTTGCCGCCATAAGACATGGTGACAGCCACCACGTTCCCACCAGAAACGGTGACCGTGGCCTTTGCGCCAGTCCCGGCTCCGCCAGTCAGAGAAACGTCAGGGAAAGAGCCGTTGGTGTAACCGCTACCGCCAACGATGTTCTTCACAGACTGGACGCCAGCGTTCAAGACCTCGAAGGTTCCAACAGCGCCAGTCCCAGATCCGCCGATAAAGGTCACGCCTGTATAGGTTCCCGGCTCATAGAGTGAGCCACCAGAGATCTGGCCGTAGGTGTTGATGATCCCAGTCACGCCGCCGATGTTTGCAAGCGCCGCAGAGAGAGTGTCGGTGTCTGCATAACCAACCCCACGGTCCTGAGCGACCACGCCCGTAACAGCCCCGCCAGAGACCGTGATGTTGGCTGTGGCCCCTGTTCCGCTTCCACCCGTCATGGGTACGCTCAGGTATGAGCCATCGGAGTACAGAGATCCGCCAGTGATCGCGCCGTAGGTTGCAACACCGCTGCCGATAGATGTAGCAGCCGCAGAGAGGGTGTCGCCCACCAGATAACCGTTGCCGCTGGTGGTGATGGTGACAGCCGAAACCCCATTCGACGCCACCGTGATTGTGGCTTTTGCGCCGTTGCCAGTTCCACCAGTCAAGGGGACGTTGGTATACGTGCCGTTTGTGTAGCCAGATCCGGCAACAAGAGACCCGAAGGTGGTCAGGGAGGATGCGTAGGAGAAGTCAATGATGCCAGCGCCAACACCGTTGTTGTTGATGGTCAGCGTCTGAAGGCCGTTGTTGTAGCCATTGAAGATCCGGTTGAAACCGTTGGCGGCTTCGACATAGATGCCCCGAGAGATGCCAGAAAGGTCGCAGGTGATCTCTCGGTAGCCCCCCATCTTTCGAGGGCGTGCGCGTTGAAACCTAACCCATTGGCCGTCGACATATACCTCTTTGTCAAATAAGGTTCCGTCCCGCTGGATACCGGGCTTGGTGTCGAGAGCAAATACTTTTTTGGTCATCAGAATGTCCCGCCAGAGATGCCTGCCGTGAAGTTGCCTGTGCCAGTTATGTCGATGCCGTTGGCGTCCACGTCAACGATCAAGTTGCCAAGCACGGAAATGCCAAAACGCCCAGCGCCGGGTCGATAAATGCCGGTGTTGGTCTCGGAACCGAAGTTCAAGGAAGGGGAGGCTGCGGAACCGTTGACCAGACTGATGGCCGTACCACCGGCTTGGGTGGTGTTGGCGTTCAGGATGTTCGTCGCGTCGCAGATCAACGTGGCCTGACCAGAAGCCGGGACAGTGGCCGTATTGGCCCCCACAGCTCCTGTGGAGATGGTCAGCGTGAAAGCCCCGGCGTTGCACTGGTTGGAGATCACGTACAGGTTGATTACTGGGGGAACAATGATCGTGACGTTGCCAGAAAGCGTCCCGGTGTAGATCTGGATCGTGTTGGCCGCTTCACTGGCCGTCAGGGTGTAGGTTCCAGAGACAACAGGCTTGGTCAGGACGCCGAACTCAAACTGAGTGCTCACGCCGTAGCCCACGGTCACATACTGCGTTCCAGTCGAAACAATGAAGGCAGACTCGCCCGGGGCAAATGCCTTGGACACGGCTCCATCAATGTTCTGTCCTCCGCTTGTTCCGATGGTGACAGTGCCGGTTCCGTTGTTCTTGAACAGCAAAAACCAGTTATCGCCAGTTGTGCTTGCAAGTGGCAGGGTGGCTGTTGTCGCTCCGCCAGACCAAACCAGCGTTTTTGAGCGATCTGAGGTCAGGAAGGTATACCCAGCAATCAGAGAGCTGGAGGGGTGACTCTGGTTGAGAGTCGAGCCAGAAGCCACCAAACCAGCCCCGGCAAGGCTGGCAGCGTCAGCAGAGGACGTCCCAGCGCCAAAGGCGATGTTGCCCCATGTGCCCTGCTCGTTGGCGTTTGTCTTGATGTAGACGTACTTGGCCTCACCAGCGGCAATCGTGATGATGGTGCTGGTGCCGCCAAAAGTCGTGACCGTGAAGCTGTTCGCCCCCACGTTGCGGATCAAAGCGTCATTGCCCACCGAAGTCTGGTTGGCCGGGGGCATGTACAGGGACAGACCACCAGTAGACGCCGTGACGTCCATGATCCGAGCGGCATAGTCGTCTGTGGCATTGCCGTTGATCGGCCACTGAAGCTGGGTGTTGGCCGCAAGTGTGACCGAACGGTATGAGACGTCCGTTGGCTGGATCACGTTTCCGGTGAAGGGGCTGTTGTAACTCATGATTGATCCTTAGCTGTCCATCGCCACAGCCTGACGGTCGGCCATGCGGAGTTTGTCTTCTGCCACCAGCACATCCATGGACTGCTGATACATGGCTTGCCACAGTGGCACCCGGTCATCGTTCTTGAGGAACGGCATGGCCTGCAGCAGCGTGCCGTACAGCAGCGCCTGAGGGGCGTAGATGGTGAACCAGTTGGTCTGGTTGGACGAGTCCAGCGGCTGAAGGCGCTCGTAGTAGAGCACCTCGAAGACGTAGTCGTCGTTGGGTGTTGGGGCGACCATCCAGTGGGTGTAGTCGTAGTCGCAGTAAAACTTGGGGATGCCGTTGGCCGTTGGGTCGGGCCAATACTCGCGCAGATACTCGTACTTGCGCAGCAGAACCGGGTAACGCTTGCCAGCCACGGTGATGTTCATGGACACCGTCTTGTGCCAGCGTGCGGGCTTGTCGATCACGTTGGAGTTCAAGGTCATGGTGCTGGCTTGCACCGTCAAGTTTCCAAGGAACTTGATCTGGGAAGCAATGATCTGCTCCGCCAGCATGATGAACAGCGGGATTTTTTCTAGGGTGGCTGTGTCGGTACGCTCCAGATAGGACTGGACGTTCTCGACCAAGCTGTCATAGGTCATCACACTTGCAGTCGTCATTCCAGATGCCTTTCGTTTACGGCCTGAATTTTAAGTCTCAGCCGGGGTTTTGTCACTTCCGAGCAACGCTATGCGTCATTTTCTCATTTAACTCAAGAACAGTGCAATTTCAGCCTCTCGGCGCTTGACCAGCCCGGGGAGGACTTTTCCGCCCCCTTTGGTCCAGACCCGGAAAGCATCGGCTGCACCACCCCAGTCACCTCGGTTGGCCCTCATACGGATAGTGGACCGCTGGAGGTTGCCTAGCCCGAAGTTAAAGGAAATACTGACCAGAGCGTCAAAGCTGCCTTGACGCCCAGCCACGCCGGGAACAAGACGAAGAACACCCCGTTCAAAAGTTCCGACATCAGTGCGGAATAGTTCGTCGATTTCCGTTTTCGTCCAGACACGGTTGTCCTCCGGTTTCAGTGGGAACTCACTGCGGATCATGGGGATGTCCTCTTTGGTCTTGCCCGGTGGCCGAACCATGGGGAGCCTGATCTGCTCTTGGTACAGGACGTGGCCGTAGCCAATCGTCCAGATGTGTGCTGGGCAAAGGTAGGGCCGAGAGCGAAAGCCCTCGTACCTGTGCATCAGGTCTTCACCTGCCTTGCTCAGTTTCACTTCTTGCTCCACTGACGAGACCCGAACCAGAACCCGATGATCCCGCCCAGCATTGCCATTTCGTCGGAGCTGAAGATCAGGTCGGAGTAGCGGATGATGTCATCGATGCTGGTGATCAGGCCGGGGGTCTGGTACAGGTACCAAGCCATGAAGGCGTTGAT